AAACGATCATCTGCAAAAACACGTAACGATCCTAATTCTCGAATCAGACAAGCACGGAGAAGATGGAAATGTTAAATGGAACCAGAACAAGTACTAAATAGTTTAAGACGAGCAATCACAAGAAGAGTCGAACAACTAGCACTCAATGTCACTTCCGGTGGTGTTGACAATATGGAAACATACAAGTATATAATAGGACAGATAAATGCACTGGAATCAGTGCGTCAGGAAATCTCTAACCTGCTAAACGATAAGGAGCAAAATGAAAACAGAGGAACAGTCATCAACATCGGTGACAAAAAACATAATAACCCCGAATAAAGAATTAGTCGGGTTAAA